CTAGATGTTCCGGTGTCATTACCGTCATCAGATTGTCTCCCATGTTATACAACGCTATCCAGTGTTCAAAGTATCCTAGAATTACATCATCCAGTTTACCATATTCCAAATGCATTTGTAGCCTTCGGAAAAGTATCCTTGGATTCTTATATATGAAACCTTTCTTGATTATGAACGTGCAAAATTCTCCCTGAGTGCTGGTATAACGCTTTTCCTCAGCTCTGTCTGAACTCTCCCACATCTTATACGTTTCTGAGATTACCCCGGCTTTCGGCTTACAGGTATCATCTCCTCCATTTGCCATTTTTTCTCCGGGCCTCATGTCGAATTTTAAGCATTCTCTCGCAGCACTACCAACTGAATTGATCAGATACGTGAATATCTCACCGGACAAAGTCATGATCCCCATCAGAATTGTCCGTGTCTTGAAATCCAATTTTGATTCGACATAGAAATCGATCAAATCTTGTGGGATGCTAAAGAAACGCATTAGTTCTGAAAACATGACGACGTAAGCTCCTGTCATCGCTGTATCTTGTGAAACCAGATCATTCATCTCCCACTCTGTTTCATCCGGTATTCCGGCGATCCACTGTTCAAAGTCACTTTGTTGCTTCTTGGCATATAGGAACCAATAACTTGGTGTGTTCTCAAGGATCTTGTCTAATAAATAGATACCTAGAGGACCCATCTTGAACAAGTATTTGTCACCAGTCACAAAAATGGTTTGTAGCGGTTTCGCCGGTTTGAATCCTTCGTGCTTCAACTTGATCTGCGTCTTTGCAGTCAACATTCCCGAGAACTCTGGTTCTGACCTAGGTAAACTAGCCTTTTGAAGTGCTTGACTGCGATCAGCTCTCCTCTCTTGAAAGGTTTGAATAGCTAAATTGTATTGATACTGGTTAAATCCGACTGGACTCCTCCAGTTCAAATAGCGCTTTAAAGCCTGCCATAAAGCCAGACCATAGCCAGTTTCATCCCTCATCTCCATTTTGTTAAGGTACAAGTTGCCTCTTCTTATCCTTTGCGCTACTCCAGCAGCAAAAGAAACGGGATCATCGTTCGCATTCTGTCTCAAGCCTCCTGTCAGAGCGTTAGGTATGAAGTATCTTGGATCTTGATGTTTATCCTCAATAGCATTCAGTTCCTTTGATACTGCCGCTCTTGCTCTACGCCGACTAATGAATTGTTTGGTCAACATCTTAATGTCAACCAATTTCTCCTCTATTGCGTAACTGTCTTTCCTCAACGTGAAAGCATCTGGTTTTTGATCTGAGAAAACCCCTCTGACCTTTAATTCCACATCGAAGTATCGGTGCTTGTGATCTGAATAATTGAGTTCCATCAAAGCATCAAAGTCAGTTTGGGGCAAATGAGTCCTCAACTTCGCTGCTTTAACTTCTGGTTCAATCACTGGTTCTATTCGTAGAGGTGGTTCGATGACGTTATCGATATATGGTTTAAAAGTGTAAGCTTCAGCATAGAAGTCATTGTCTAGTCTTGCTCCCCCGAAAATGACCGTTTTCCCTGGTGCATCGGGATCGACAAAATCTTTGTCGAAATTACAACGATGTGAGTAGTGATGCTCTACAACGTCGCGATTGACTAATTTTTCAGGCGGACCTGACAACAACATTTTGACTTTGCTGGGCAATTCACCTACCAATTTCATTATAT